GCTTTTTGGGAGAAAGTGTGGAACGGGCCGCTGAGACAGCCCGTTCGCGCTCAAGTGATGCTGGCGCATCTAGGGAGATTAGAGACATGGTAAACTATGCGACGCGCTGAACACTCAAGGTCATAGTATTCAGTTTGAACGTATAGCTCGGATTGGTTCCGCCGATGGTATATTTGACCCGGAAAAATGCGGGGTTAAAGATGCAATTCTTGACCAACTGGCCGCCGGTATCCGCAGTGACCTGGGCCAGAGCAACTTCGTTCTGCCCCAATCCCATGCGGAATACAAGCCATTCAGGAGTCCCAACCGAAGTCGCCGTGGTTTTCTGCGTCCAACGGAGAGGAAGGTCAACCCAATTAGTGCCGTCCAAGCTGGTCTGGGCAACACAATCGAGAGTTTCCGTGGTTCCGGAGGCTGCCGTGACTTCAAGGCCAATTGCAAAGCAATCACCCATTCCCAGAGTTAGTAACTGAGTTCCGGTGGCTGCTACAGGCCCAACGACAAGAGGATTTATTCTGCCCATTACCCAAGAGCCGCCTGACATTATTGCACCTCCAGCGTGAAGCCTTCGAGCACTGCGGTATTGGCCGCGTTGCCGGTTCCGAAAACAACAGCCACAGTCAAGCCATTGCCTGAAGTGCTCAAGTCAACAGTTGAAATGACTGCCGTGTTTACAGCAGACGCGAGAAGAACCGGCGTATCGCCGCTTACTCCGGTCATGCGGCCCCTCAGTTTCTTGGTCGTGGAATCCCAGATAAACTGCGTTTCCAGTTCCCAATTGCCTGTAGTCGCCACGGTCTGAGCGGCGAGTGAAGCCATGTCAGTATTTGACGTGGCGGTTACGCTGGTTCCGAATTGAATCTTGGCCAGAAAAGTTCCTGATGTTCCAGTGCTTACCCTGCCCCATGCCCTGATGACTCCACGCATGGCTGTCTGGGTGGTCACTGGCAGGTAAACGCTGGCCGTCTTGGTTGCGTCCTGATTGGTAACAAATGCAACTGCCGCTGTTCCGGAAGTCACAAGCGTTGCCGCCCGTTTCGCAATGTACGGCGTATTGGTATTGCCTGCTACTGCCATATTCCTGCTCCTTGTCGGTTCACCGCCGACTCGGGTTGTTTTATTATGGGCGGCTCATCGCAACCCGTTACTCAATACAGGCGAGCACTTGAATCAAACTATGCTCGAATCGGCCTGGATCACCTTGTACCGGAACGTCTGGCTGTCCAGCGTCTTGGCTGCGGTTGCGAACCAGTAAGAAACATACTGGCCGATGTTGCCTTCAGGGTCAGCCGGTGACGGCCCGCCAGCCACGATGTTGACGCGGAAGCGTTCGTTCCTGGCATCAACTACCTTGGTTGGCCCCTTGCCGCTCAGGTCGATGTTGCCAACCGCTCCCTGCCCCACCAGATAGGTGTTATAGAGAACCGCTGGTGCTGTGCCTGTGGTTGATACGTTGGTGGTTTCCAGAATGCGGCATCCGGCAATCTTGCCGATCTCGCCGGAGATAACACGCTGTGGGTCGGCGTATTTGATTACGTCAATGAAGCCGCCGGCGGTGTTGTCAGCAATTAAGTCATGCGTGACGTAGGGATGGGCAACGATGCCAAAGTCCCCGCCCATGTCCACCCTGCCGCGAACGTCTGCGCCGGTCAGAAGGTGTTTATTCTTCCGAATGTCGGCAGCGGAGAAAGCGGAGCCGATGGTCTGGACAACAGTTGAAGAGTTGGCGTCAAATTCCGTGCGGAAGATAACGTCAGCCGTCTTCGCGGCACGGTAGGACACGTCATCCACCATGCGCGTTGTCGTCTGGGCGATGTCGGTCAGCATCAGCAGTTCGGAAGAACTGGTAAAGTCCGAATACTGCTCAATGGTGGCCGAGATCGTGCGGGAACTCTGCGGAAACGGTGTTCCAACAGTTTCTGCCGAAGGTGTAGTGTTGGCTCCGGGCAGGTCGAAGCGATAGGTCTGATACGTCTTGCCAGCGTTCAGAGGTAGAGGGTGCGGATCACACACACTCGCAAACCGGAACATCTGTTCCAGGCGGTCAAGTCCAACTCGGTCATAAAACACCGATGCTTGGTGGGCAAGACCTACGGATTGGGTAGAATTCGCCGGGGGCGCGTAAGACATGATTGCGTCTCCAAATTATTAAGTTGTTTTGGATTCGCTATGTCAGGGGGATTCCCTGAAAATCGCCTGCAAGCCTTCGGAGGGACTCTACGTTAGCTTGGTATTACTTTGGCTCTCTTGACTGAGCACGAAGGGACTCTTCATTCAGTCAAGATTGCTTTTTGCTTCGCGGGGGATAATTTCTCATCCCCTATCAACCACCTTGCGGTGTCGCGTCGTTCTTATTCTCATCACAATTGGGACTCAATTGCAAGAGGAAAAATCAAACTGGGTCAAATCTGGCAAACTCGCCATAATATTTCAAAGCGGCCTCATTGTAGGCCCTAGCTGCGTCTTCTTTATCGGAAAATGATCCCAAAAACTTGTTTCTATGATTTGCGCAAATCATAGCTCTCCATTTTCCTGTTTTTTTGACCTGCGATACGCCTTTAAACCCTGATGTATTAGTGCTATATAGCTTTGAATTTCTAATATTTTCGCTTTGGGTAGCAGGTCGTAAATTTGACCGTGAATTATTTAAACCATTGTTGTCGCGGTGCTCTCCTATTACCTTAGAATCGGTGAGTCCAAGAATAACACGGTGCATCATCTGCGTGGTGTTGTGTACCGTCCTGTGTGCATACCACTTATCGTGTTTTTTGGAATAATGGGCGAACCACTTCCACTGATTGAGCCACTCGTAATCAGCAGCATCCACGATGGCAAATTGGCCTTGCGTGAGCGTAATCAGTCTAGTGTTAGAATCTTCAGGCGGCGTAGCAGCAGCATGTGTGAGCATGTTGTTCATGGTGGGAACCTCGAATTCCCGTTGTGATGTTACGCCGCAATTATACTGCATTTCTAACTCTGAAAAACCGCTATGCCTCGTGGCGTATCTATCTCCCAGATTGAAGCCCACGGCCTCATTGTCCAAATGGGTTTGTACTGCTCACGCTTGGAATCGTGTAAAACGACTACGCCCTTGGGCGAAAGATTAAGGGCTGCGCACTCTGCTACGCGGTCGCCAGAGGAGTCAAGAAAGGCGAGATCAACATTCTCTATCATTTTGCATAATGTTTCCCCTGGACAGAGTGACCATCCTACATCTTTGTCTTCTAATTCTTTCAATGAATCCATGTGGTCATAATTAATGTCGCAGGTTTCAACTCTGCCAAAGCCGTTCATGAAACAGGCTTGGGCCATGATCTTAGTCGCATGACCCTTATAGCATCCAGTTTCCAAGATAACCTTGGGCTTGAGCATGCGCACAATGCCATACAAGAAATCATGCGTTTCGTATTCGCTAGCAAGAGAATCCGCCGCAGAGTGGAGTCCGTTGGCTTCGATGAATAGCTTCCGCAGAGGTTCCAAATACTGCTCCTCGAACTTGTCTGGCGAATATTCTCTTCTGCTCATTGGTTAACCGTTTTATAGATATCGGCCCACAAGTCAGACCGTTTCCCTTCGCCATGGTGAGTTGCCTTCAGATTCTTGAGATACCCAGTGCGCCAGCCATTTTGCAGCAGATACGCCCCTTGGGTTCCGTCGTATCCTCGATTTGTCTGCTCTGGCCATTCCTTCATGCAGCCTTTGCGGATAAATCTGATTCCGCCTGCGCTGTGATGCTGGACAACCTCATCATCCTCAAAAACTTCGTACCCTTCCGGCGTCCACCTCCCAATGCCGTCAAGCCATGGATGCAGAGAAGCAAATTCAGGATGAAATTCCAGTAATCGGCACCCTCTTTGCAGCCAATCTGGTACGCCGCGCCAGTCAGGTTCAATATCGTCATCCGTCAGGATGTAGATATCGCCTTTGGCACGCTTTTCCGCAATCATCCGGCGCGTGCGCTGAAACTCGTAAGACTGGCCACGCTCGGGATACAAGGCAGTCAAACTAATCCCTGGTGTTTTCTGCCACATTGCCCACATTTCAGCGGCGAGCTTTAGGCGGTCGTCCGATTGCGGAGCACTGCAAAAAAATATCTCAAGTTTGCTCATTTTAAAGATATACTGTTTTTGCAGCGTGGTAGCGCAGGTCATACGGAAGGCTCATAACCTTCAGACGCGGGTGCAAATCCCGTCGCTGCAACCAAAGTTCTGAAATGAAATTCAACGCGGCAACCCCGACAGCAACGCCATGCACTACGGGCGGAGTGTGCACATAGGGGAAGCCGAATTGAAGTTGCATCCAAGGCTCCCCGAGTGGGAGCCTAAAGTTTTTTAGGTGCCTTGGTAGCTCAATGGCAGAGCAACCGCCCCGTAAGCGGTAGGTTGCCGGTTCAAGTCCGGCCCTAGGCCCCACGCCGGTGAAGCACATCAGGATGTGCGCTTGCATGGTAAGCA